TTACGGCTCACCTGCTGGCTGCCGAACTGCTCCGAATCCACCTGTACGCCGACCAATGCCGTGTTCGGGTAGCACTGTTTCACATCGATGATTTCGGTGTATGACGACCAGAGCGTTTTGTTCTGCAGCTGGTCTGTGGTGCTGTCCGGCGTCATACCTCTCTCGTTTGCTCAGTTGTTCAGGAATATGGTGCAGCAGCTCGCCGTCACCACAGTAAATGGCCGCATGATTCGGCACCGATGAACCAAAACAGCACAGCAGCACATCGCCCGGCTGCGCCGCTGACAACGGCACCTGATACAGCCCTGTGGCCTCCAGATTATCCAGATAGAGATTCTGACCGTGACGCCACCAGTCATCCCCGCGATGAAAATCCGGCATCTCAATCCCCGCCAGATGGTAAGCATCCCGGAACAGCGTGTAACAGTCCGTCACCCCGTGCTCAAAGCGCCGCCCGGTGAGATGCGGCACACAGCGGAATTTATGAATCTCACCCCGGCAGACCAGCCAGCACGGCAAATCACTCTGCACCTGCAGCCGCCGGTCAGCCTCACTCAGCCAGGGCAGACCACCGGGGTGACTGTGGACCAGCGCCACAATCTCACCCTGCATTTCTGCCTGCAGCCAGTCCTCCGGCGACATCCGGAAATACTCCTCCGGCTCACCGGAGATATTCACGCAGGGAAAATATCTTTCCCCCTCCGGCGTTCTCACCACGAAGCCGCACGACTCCGCTGGCGCACATCGCCGGGCGTGCGCCAGAATCGCTGATTCTGTCTCTGTCATGGGATTACTGCGAAAGTTTGTTAATGGAAAGGAAGCCGCCAAAGTTGCCGACGTTATTGCGAAACTTACAGCCGCTCAGGCATTTGCTGCATTTATCCTTCGTGATATCGGACGTCGGCTGGTCATATTCATCCGCGACTGCCGGACCGTGATAACCGCACTCATCACCGCGATAGGTCCAGGTGCAGGTGTTGGCCAGCATGATACGTCCCGGAAAAACAGCGCCATCCGTTTCCGTCGGCGTGGACAGTACAAAAGAGGCACTCACCGCGCTCAGTTCGCTGCACTGCTCAATGCGCCAACGGCTGATCACCTCCTGCTCCGGATCGGCGTCACTGTTTCCGTTGACGAAGTTCACCGCATCCAGAAAACGGGCGTAAACCTTACGCCGGACCACCGTTCCGCCGACCAGACTCTGCAGATCTTCCGCCATCCCGGTGACCATACCGTACAGGTTAGAAACCGTCAGCGTGGGGCGCGTACTGGTGCCTTTGCCATTCAGTTCAAAACCACTCCCCTGAATGGGATACGGCTGATACTGTCGCCCCTGCCAGGTGACCGGCTCACCTTTTTCGTTCTGCTCATTACAGAAAAAATAACGTTCTCCACCGACCTCTGTCAGGTCGATTTCCCAGAGCACCACGCTGACCGACTGCTCCGCACGGGTGCATTCATTCAGTGTTTCCTGCCGGATATCCTGCATCAGTTCACCACCTGTTCAAACTCTGCGCTGAACTCAACACGCAGCATACTGACCCGCGACGACCATTTTGCGCAGGTCACCTTTATCTGCCGCCACTCATAAGGCGGCGTCCACAGAAAGGCTTTCCAGCCCCCGTGCTCTTCCAGAAACGACTCCAGTACCGTGGCCTCCTCACGGGGGACAGAAAGCGTCACGCTGTACGTTTTCAGGTTGGCATTCAGCCCGGCAGGCGCTCGCTGGGAACAGCCATCACCAAAGCGCACCTTTCTTACAGAAGGGGCCGAAGCCACATCCATACCGGGTTTCACTTTCCAGCGGAAGGTTTTCATCGTCCACCTCCGGAGAACAGACCACCATCACGGGACTGCTGTTGCATAAAGTCCGCTGCTGCTTTTTTCCCGAGGTCATAAACCACCTTCAGGGCAGCCGGACCTATCTGCCCGTTCGTGCCATCGTTATTGATCTCGATGTTGTACTGCGGGGCAAACATCGCCATACCTGAACCACCAATATCCGCCACAACCCCCAGCTTACCGTCAGCACCACGACGCAGAGGCAGAATGGCTTCAGGCCCAGCTTCCCCCATCACACCTGCACCTTTTGCAAAAGCAAAAAACGTCGGACGGTTAACCACCGTGCCACTGTAGCGACTCAAATCAGCAGACTGATAAACACCACCATCAGCATTGGGCGTCACACTGGCAGTTGCTGCACTCCCCCAGCCAAACGCCGAACCAATCCCCTTAACTGCCTGCATCATGGACATCTGAGCCATGATTTTTGCCAGATCAGAAAGGAGCGAGGCGGTAAAAGATTTGAAGTTCAGTTTTCCGGTAGTACAGAACGTTGCCAGTGCATTACCTGCACTGTTAAATGCCGCTGTAAGCATCTGCTCAGCAGTGCCTGCCGCATTATCCGCATCTGCCGTGAAATTCTGAAACGCCCGCATAGCACCGTTTTTCCAGTTACCCTGAGCAATTTCAAGCTGTTGCCAATAACGGCGATTCTCATTCAGTTGTCGGTTCAGGCTCTCCGTCAGCGCCTGCTCGGCCTTTCTGTAGTCATCCGTGTTATATGTCCCTTTCTGCTCACTATCCCGCCTCAACTGCTCCAGCTGTTGCTGGTATTTCTGGCGAAGACTCAGTTGTACCTGATATCGCTGCCTCTGCTGATCACCCATAGCTGGCCGGATCAATTCGCTGGCTCTCCCCGTCGCTGTCACCGCGCAATGACTGCGTGATGTTGTAACGATCAATAATCCAGCGTTCGCCACGGCTGCCATAGCCCGTTACCTGAACCACAAAACGGCGATGACGTCCCGCCTGCACATCCACTGTCGCCACAAGGAAATTAACGCCATCCGGCACACTGCGGGAAGGAACTGGCTCTGCCCGCTGCTCAAGCAGTTCACTTTTTCGTTGCTCCATGCTGGCGCGGGGAAGATAAGGTAATCCCCAGTCGGTATTGATAACCGTCTTGAGTGTTTCTTCACTTCCGGTTGTCTCGTATTCCTGTTCTGCAGTAAGCAGTTTGTAAACGAGTTGCGAGAGTGTCTGGTAAGCAGCTGCCGGACCCTCCATCCAGAATGACGCAATACGTGAGCGTCGGGGATCACCATAACGACTGCCATCCGCATTGATGGATTCACCATCCCGCAACCAGACCCCACGTCCGTTCAGCTCACGTTTTTGTTCAGGCATAATCCGTCCTGAACAGGAAGGACACTGAATATAAGCCGCCTCACTTGCCAGCACGGGATCGGCAATATCACGGAAACCAGCAACCACATCGCCGCAGGGCTGAAAATACTCACCACAGTGTGGACAGGGCCAGTACCAGCGACGGCGATCACCACGGTTATAGAGCGACAGGATCCCCGTGGTTGGTGGAGCCTCATGCGGTGAAGTCCGTCGCCATTTCACATCCTTCACATCCCTGCCGGGGGAACTCTCCACCAGCGTCATACCGCTGGACATAAATGTGGTGGTACGTTTTGAGGCAAGAGAGAAAGCATCCCCCTCGCCATCAATATCTTCCGGAAAACGGTCATAATCCGTCAGCGCGACGCATTTATAATCTGATGAGGACATGATATTGACTGACGGCCAGCCGATTTTCAGGTAGTTACCAGCAAGGAATGTTCTGTCATAAACGTTGTTGTCATTTTTGTTCGGACTCAGGCGACTGACCACTTCCGGGCTGACGCGAAACGTTCTGGCGAGTCGTTTTTTGGAGTGTTCGCGGGCTTTTTCCTCCGTCATCTGAATGATCAGCATATCAGCAGGATCGCAAATCACGTTGTAAATCACCCAGCCGTCAATCAGGCCGATAGTCTTGCCGGTTCGTGCCGGGCCAACAAATATCACTGCGTCGTATTCACGCGAGGCCAGGCAGTTCATCGGCTCAATAACATACGGTGCCACCAGCGGATCCCACGGGACTGAGTTCCCTGCCCCCATGGGCACCCGCATATACTGAGCAACGGCATCAGCAACCCGCATTCGTCTCGGTGCGCGAAGGATATAACCTGAATCGGTTCGTGCTGCCTTTGCGGTTTCCTGATTCAGCATTACTCCTCCTGCTGTAATTCCTCCTCATCATCCGCACCTGCTTCAGTCACCCGCAGGGCTATCTGATCGCGCAGATCATCAATAATGGACTGAACACGGCTCACAGCGGCAGGCTGCAGACCGCAGTCACGTTCCAGAATATCCGGTAATGTCTCCAGCACCTGCACGACCGCTTTTGCCCAGATGGCAAACTCCCGTCTGACATCACTGGCCGGAATGAGTTGTGCCGTTTCCTGTTCGAACTTAAGACGCTCACGTTCAGACTGATACCAGGCTTTGCGTTCATGTGGATCCATTTCGCCCTCAGCAACCGGCGGTGGTAACCCCATAAATTCAGTCAGAATATCGGTCAACCGGTATAGCTTGAGTTTGTCATGTCCACCAGCGGGACGAATGTTTTTCAGTCTTGCCACGACAGTCTGGCGGTGCAGACCAGATACTGTTTATGCCACTGGACAGACTGATCGCGACACTGATGAAAGCGAAACAGGAAAACCGGCTGGAGCGTCAGCTACAGCAACTGAGTTATGCCCGGGTGTTGATCCTGGATGAAATAGGTTATCTGCCGATGAACAGAGAGGAAGCCAGTCTGTTCTTCCGGCTACTGAACCGTCGATATGAAAAAGCGAGCATCATACTGACGTCAAACAAAGGGTTCGCAGACTGGGGAGAAATGTTCGGAGATCACGTGCTGGCAACAGCGATCCTGGATCGGCTGCTACATCACTCAACCACGCTGAATATCAAAGGAGAGAGTTACCGGTTAAAAGAGAAACGTAAAGCTGGAGTGCTGACCAAAAACACAACGCCAATCAGTGATGATGAAATGGTGGAAAGCGGACAGCATCAGTAACGAAAGTATTTAGCGGGCATGAAAATGGCAAATAACGGTCAAACATCGTGGCGTTGACATGAGAGCATGGAAAGCCCTCACCCGACTTCGTAATTCAATTCTTTGCACATTAACAGGACGCTTCACCCTTCACCTGCGCGTAATAAACGCTACGGTGAATACCGAATAAATGACAAAGAACCCGCACTGGCCACTTTGCTTTCAGCCATGTGAGTAGCGCGACAGCTTTCCGGGGATTTCGCTCATCAGCACGGCAGCCTGCTTGAGTATTTCTTTTTCCATCTCAAGGCGCTTTATCTGCGCTTTAAGCTGCTGAATTTCGCGTTGTTCAGGGGTAATAGCATTACCAGCGGGCTCAATACCCTGAAGTTCCTGCTTATACAACCGTATCCATTTACTCAAATGGTCAGGGTTGAGCTCGAGTGCCAGCGCGACTTCTCTGAAATCACGCTGGTATTTAACCACCTGTTCGATAGCTTCAAGCTTGAACTCCGGGGAAAAGGTACGTTTAGTCCGACGAGTTTTGAGTATGCATCACCTCATTTTCACTGTTTTAACATTAACAGGATTTCGAGGTGTCCTGAATTACTGATCCACTACGCTTTACAAAGCGGAGGTAATACACCGTAAGAGCTGGAAAAACCGTGCAGAAGTGGAACTGGCCAAACTAACGTGGGTCGAGTGGTATAACAATCGACGATTACTGGAAAGGTTGGGCCACATCCCTCCGGCAGAAGCAGAAAAAGATTATTATGCTTCTATCGGAAACTATGATCTGGCAGCCTGAGTTCACAGATAAAACACTCTCTAGGAAAATCGGGGTGGTTCAGGTTCGGCAGGCTGGTGTGCTCCTAGCGGGCATTTTTGTACTGATGTTTTCCGGGCTGACAACTGCTCAGGTTCAGGTATTTCATCAGCCGCCCGGCACGATAACGGCTCACCGGGATGCCATTTTGAGTCAGCATATCTGCCAGAGTGCGCGCACCTGCGGAACCCCGACTCTGGTTCCAGGAAATCGTCCGCATCCCCATTACCGTCTTATATCACTGGCGCTGACAGAGAGAACGAATGAACGCCCTGAGAATGGTCATGCCGCCACGATATCCCTGGTCTCTGATCTCGCGAGCGATTACCGTTGCCGGGATTTTGTAAGGATGAGCACCGGCGATGCATTGACGAATATAATCCCGGTATTCATCCAGGAGTGAAGCAACAGCAGGTCGCGGCGTATATTTTGGCGGCTCAGATTTTGCCTGCAAATAACGTTTAACGGTATTGTGGGAGATCCCCAGTTCTCTGGCAATCGCCCGGCTACTCATTCCCTGCTTGTGCAGGATTTTAATTTCCATAACTGTCTCAAAAGTGACCAT